TCTGACGGCTGCCGGGGTTGAACTCTACGTACTTCACCTTCGTGAAAGGTACGCCTTTGACATAGCCTCTGGTCTTGTTGTTCGTTTTGGGGATGAAGACGGACTCTACACGTTTTGGAGGGAAGATCTCCTTCAGCTTGGTGATAAGCTCCTCCCGCTTTGCAGCCAGCTCGACGTAGAGCTGCTCGGCAGCCTTCACATCGAATGGTATCCCTGTGATCTCCTGCTCGGTGATCACCTTCTGGAATTCCATCTCCAAGGCCAGAGCCTCCGGGGAATATCCAAGGGACAGGATATGCTCGTAGAGCTTGAGGCACACCCTGACGTCCTGTTCACAGTATTCCTGCATCTCCGGTGACCAGGATGCCCAATCGGTGGTATACCCGAAGTCTCCCTTCAGGACTCCCAACCGATGGCCCCAGGCTTCCAGCTTGTGCTGGCCGATGAGCTTCTTAGGGAAGCCATCTTTGCGCCTGAAGTCCAGGTCTTTGATGTTGGTGTAGATCAGACGGGCTGCGTTCAGGGTGTCGAACACATGGCCACGTGGTCTCCAGTTTGGATAGAGCTTCCGCAGGACCGGGATGTCGTAACCCAGGACGTTGTGACCTACTATCAGGGGATGGGACTCCAGCATGGTGAGAGCCTCAGCCAGCTTACCGTTCTGGCTACTGGCAGAGAACATCTCACCTGTTGCGGAGTTGATGATGACGATGGAGTGGACGAGAGTCGCGTCCCAGTAGAGGCCGTTGGCTTCGATGTCGAAGACCAGGGCCGGGGGATCGTCCAGGGCCTTGGGTATCCAGGACCAGTAGTCCCGGTACAGTTCACGCTTAGAAGCCATACTTCGCCTCCTCCTCCTGTTCTTCAGGGTTGGTGGTGGTGGTGGCGAAGCCAAAGGTCGTTGCTTCCTCCTCTTCCTGCCAATGCAGGAGTCTTCCTGTTTCGGGGTAGTACCGCACCTGACCGGCAGGGCCAGTGAGGCCCACGGGCCGGTTCTTCAGGATGCGGATGTCAGCCTTGTTCGGATCTTCTCCCTGCTGGTTTCGCTCCAGGGCGATGACCACGTCAGAGAGTTGCTCAAGGGAGCCGGAACCACGGAGATCCGTGAGGCTCACCTGACGTCCTTCGTTGTAGGACTTGCCTTTGTCAGGACGTTTGAGATGGACAACGGCAAGCACCGTCACGCCGGTCTCCTGGATCAGGGACCGCAGGGCCGTCATCAGTCTATCGATGGACTTGCGCTCGGACTCTGCGATCTCGTCCAGACCAGACACGATGATCGAGATATGATCGAGGACCAAGACCCTCACTCCCAGGCCCACCACCATGTAGCGGATCTTGGAGATCAAGCACTCGACCTCGGTGCTGCCGAAGTGGTCGTAGATGTACCAGCGATCATCCCCAACAACGGCATCGAAGGCGGCTTTCATCTCACCTTCAGGTACAGCGTCGTAGACATGAGGCAGGTGGACAGGACGATTGAGGTAGATCCCGATGTAGCGCAGAGCGTTCCTGGCTACGGACTCCTCCAGGGCCATGATGCCAAGTGTTTGTCCATGTTCCATCTTCAGGTGATAGGCTATCTCGTTGACCAAGGTGCTCTTCCCTATTCCGGACCCAGCCGTGAACAGGTAGAGTTCCCCAGGTCTCACGCCCATGATCTTCTCGTTGAGCTGCGGGTACGGGATGGACATACCTTCAGTTGGTCTTACCCGGACCTTATCCCACAGCTCCTTGCCACTGATGATACCATCAGGCCGATAGACCTTGGCATCCCACAGGGCAGAGAGGAGTTCCTTGGACTTCCCCTGGAGGAGGCACTCATTGGCGTCCTTACAGGGGAGCTTGGCGATCTTGGCTTTGCCTGGGGACAGGATGGCCGCACATTCCAGGGCAGCTTCCTGTCCCGGCTCGTCCATGTCGAAGCAGAAGATCACCTCGTTGAAGGACTCCAACCATTCCAGGCTGCGCTTGATGGCCTTGACTGCACCACCAGCACCGGACCAGATGGACACCACCGGCCACTTGTTTCCCTGGAGCTGGCTGATGGTCATGGCATCGATCTCACCCTCGGTCACGACGACACGCTTACCACCATGAGGCCAGAGCTGCTGACCAAACAGCAGAGCCTTCTTGACATCCCCCAACCAGATGAAGTCCTTGTTCTCAAAGCGGAGGTGCTGGGCACAGAGCCGCCCATGATCATCATGGTACGGGGCGATCTGCACCCACTTCCCATTGTGTTTGCCTACGGTGTAACTAAACTTGGCACAGGTTTCCTCGGTGATGCCACGGGTACGGAGAGCCATGACTTCACCAGTTAGATTCAGTTCACTCATGGTTCGCTTCCTCTCCGGGTCAGTGGTCGCTGTGGCTCGGCTGGGCCTCGCTGAACGGGAGGAGCCATCTCCGTGCTCATAGTACCCACAGGCATGGCAATAGCCGTGGCCGTCAGAGTATCGGGCGAGGTTGTCACCAGAGGTGTCCCCGCCCCGCTCTCGACAGGCAGGGCAGGGTTCGTGGGCGATGAGATGGGACTCCTCATACCCACGGTTACTCTTCCTTCTCGCCATCATCATCATCATCGGTCACATCCAGTGCTACCTGTGTGCCTGGAACGACGAACTCGTGGGTCGGAGTCTGAATCGTGTAGGTGTTGGATTCGATGTTGTAGCCAGCGACCCAAGCGGGCCCGGTGACGGTCACCTTGGTTCCAGGTGCAAGCGGAACGAACCGCTCCAGTTTGCTGTTTTCAATCCAGCAGGTGAACCAGGCGAAGTGCACCAACGAGGTGTCGTTGCGCCGGTCACAGTGGAGGATCTCACCGACCATGCCAACACACAGACCAACGTGTCCCATGGAAGGTAGGGCTTTCAGGCGTACCTTGTCACCACGTACAAAGGGAGCCGTCTGGTCCTTGTAGGGGTCATGCCTCATGGACCACACGCCGACCTCAATGCCATCTTCCAGGGTCTTGCAGTTGATGATGTCGAAGCCCTCGGCACGGAGCTCGGACAGCCGCTTGGTCAGGGACTGGATGCCGTAGAGGTTGAAGGCTTCGCGGATGGTGATGGACTTGCCACTGCGGAGGTGTGCAAGGATCATGTCACGCTGGGACTGGGCTTTGCTCTTCTTCTTCTTCTTCATGTTCTGTCTCCTTCTGTCTGTCTCCATATTACCAACATGCTCGGAAACGGGGCGGAGTTTTTGCTATTTCCAAACTTTAAGCGCCCCCGAACAAACCGTATTTCTGCTTTGTTATAGATATAATCGTGGAACCATTTTGTGTCTGTCCTAGCAGGCAGTAGTCCTACCACGACCGCCCCCTTTTTCGCGCTTTCGTATGCTTTCTTAACCCATTTACTGATCTGACGTCCGTACGGGGGATTCATCCAACAAACCCCCTCCCATTCTTGTGATAACCCATCATCAGTAGGTGTATAATATTTTTGGCATTTTGCATTCTCTGGTAGCGCACAAACGTCGATTGTAAAAGGGAACTCCATTGCTACAGCATCAAAGAAATCCTGCGGAGTTTCCCATATATCGGTAGCACTAGAAAACATTACATCCATTTGGCGGTCAGTCATTGCTGTTCTCCTTCGCGACAAGGAAAGCCCACCAAGATGATACTGGTGGGCCCTCCGGTTCGTCTTGCTATAAGTCCGTGGGTAATTGACTTACGCTGGAATACCAAGCGCTTACGTCAAAGCAGGGGCAGTCCTTCTGGGCAACGTCCCGGTGACCGATGACCTTGGCGTCCGGGTACTTCTTCTTGAGGTCTTTGACCAAAGATTCCAGGGACTTCCACTGCTCCGGGGTGAAGTTGTTTTCAGGCTTGCCGCTCTCGGATATCCCTCCGACAAGGCAGATCCCGACAGACCTGGAGTTGTAGCCTTTGGCGTGTGCCCCAACTTCCTCCAGCTTCCTGCCGGTCTCGATGGTCCCATCCCTGCGGATGACGAAATGATAGCCAATGGCCAGGAATCCTCTGGCTCTGTGCCAGCGGTCTATCTCCTTGGCTCCAATATCCATCAGGGGCTTGGTAGCCGCGCAATGAATGATGATGTGATCCGTGATTCTTCTGTTAGCCATGTGACTCCTGTAGGAACACGGAAAGGGCTTTCTTTTGGCGAGCCTTGGGTCGATGCTTCAGCCATTCCTCCGGCACGGTTCCCTTCGCATAAGGGAAGCCGTTCTTCTTGCACCAATCCGCATACGTCGTCTTGGACTTCTTCCCGATCTTCGCGTTCGGGTTGCTGAAGACAATGCGGATGTCCAGGTCAGGATGTTGTGTCTTGACCAGGATCATCTTCTTGCGGTCAGCAGCCGGGAACTCGCCCTTGCCCTCGATGATGATGGCTTGCTTGGGGAGTACGAAGTCTGGGTGGTAGGTATGGTGGGAAGTGACGGTGTAGGGGATCTTGATCGGCTCGTATAGAGCCTCGGTCCCCTGGAGGGAGGCAGCTATCTGGACCTCAAGTTTGCTCCGATAGCCTGTTTCTTTCCGTGTTCGGTTGTAGTTAGTGTACCGACTACGCATCGTCTAGTTAGAAGGGGCATTCTTCG